ATCGAGGTCAAATGGGTATGGGGAAAGCCAGGAGTAGGAAAATCAAGGATGGCTCATGAATTATATCCCGATGCATATATTAAGGAGCCGAAAACAAAATGGTGGAATGGTTATATGTTAGAGTGTGAAGTTATTATTGATGATTATGGTCCTATGTGTGTTGATATCAATCATCTTTTAAGATGGTTTGATAGGTATAAGTGTCTTGTTGAATGTAAGCATGGTATGATGCCATTGTATGCTTACAAGTTTATTGTAACTAGTAATTTTCATCCTGCTCAGATATTTAAGTTTGGTGATGATACCCATCCTCAACTCCCTGCTTTAGAGAGGAGAATGGAAATCATTGAGATGTAACAATATTATTATAATTAATAAAATGTGTTGTGAAATACATTTCTGTCTTTGGGCCGAAGGCCCATCTAATTGAGTAGATTCCTCTGCGCTGGGGGCCACGAGCCCCTAGAGGGGCCGCCGAGCGGGGATAGGGGCCCCCGCGAGTCGGGGGTGTCTGCGCGAAGCGCGCCTCCTCTCTCCTTTCCCACCTCTTCTACGCAAGCCGCCCTCTAGGCGGCGCGCGAGTCTATAAATACCCATGAAAGGGTTCATGTAACATAATTGAATCCGGACGTCTAATTGACTATGGCCTTTAAGCGAAAGAGGATATATGCTCCTCGCGTTCCTACTTACAAGAAGAGAAGGATAATACGCAGACGTAAATACAGGAAGAAAGGTACGTCTATTATATCTGGTCAGGCTGGATATGCTGTGACGAGTTATGCAAAGAAGAAGACAAGAAGGAGATTTGTCACAAAACGTGCTTTGTGGAATCATACTAATTTCCAGGCTAAATATGGTACTAGGTATACGTATCGTACTGTTATTTCGACTCCTGCTTCCTATGTCAATAAGCAGTTGTTAAAGATATTTGTTCTTAAATTGTCTGCCAATGATTTTTGGACTACACTTGGTGGAGGTTTTAATATGGATCAAGCAGCCGCGTTGCCAGATTTTGCTGCTAATTCAATAACTATCCGTGGAGGTATTTTTTGGATGACGTTATTTAATACGGGAGATGAAGATTTGGAGGTTCAGTTAGATTGGTGTTGGACAAAGAATGAACCATTGTTGACATCATTGGCGGATGGGTCATACGATAGATCACAGAGTGCGATGGCCACAGGAGATTTTAATGAGATAGGAAAGGTCTACTGGACTAAGCGTATGATATTGGAGCCGTATAATACGTTTAGATTGGAGAAGAAGTTACCAATGATAAAGATAGATACGAATAAATATGATAGATTTTCGAATATGCCAATGATATGCGTTTGGGTTAATCAAGTCAATGGGAATACGTCAAAGAATCTGACGTGTACAGTTGGTCACAGCCTGTCATGGGTTGGTGACACAATTGGTGCATAAACGCGTGTGTTGCGTGTTTTGTTTTTCGCAGCTAGTATTACCTGCGAAAAACCTTGTCCCCTTGGTCCCCCTTGGTCCCTATATAAAGAGGTATTGTGTATTGTTATTCAATGCCTCGAGTACCTGGTAATTCTTCAAAGAACTGGGTATTTACTTTGAATAATTATAATGAGAGCTCCTACGAAGATGTGTGGAGGAGGATCGAGCTCCACGCCAAGTATGCCATCGTTGGGCGTGAAGTCGGGGATTCAGGGACTCCTCACCTCCAGGGATACATCCAATTTCCCCGACGCCATAATCTCAGCACAGTTCGCGCTCTCATCCACTCTGGTGCGCATTTCGAACCAGCTAGAGGAGGCTACGAGAGCAATAAATCGTATTGCTCGAAGGATGGGAACTATCGAGAGTTCGGTGAACCTTCTACAACGCAAGGTGGAAGACCTTCGCGTGACTCCGTTGCCAGACGTTACGTCGAACTTCAACAACAGTCAAGAGGATTGGGATCGATTTCTGAATTCGCTGACGAGAACCCCGGAGTGTACTACTTCTCCGGACATAACTTGCGAAGAAACTTTCTTGAAAAACACCCTCCCATTAACAGACCCTCCATCGAGGTCAAATGGGTATGGGGAAAGCCAGGAGTAGGAAAATCAAGGATGGCTCATGAATTATATCCCGATGCATATATTAAGGAGCCGAAAACAAAATGGTGGAATGGTTATATGTTAG